CCCCTGTACGTCATCCGCTGCCGAAAGTTTGCCAAACCCGCTTGACATACACGCCCCGGCCGCACTCACTCACCGACGCCGGGGCCCTCACGCCCCGGCCGCAGGCCACGAAAGGCCCGGGCCACGACAGGTCCGAGACTAGCGAACACACAACATGACGACCGACAACACGACCGCCCCCGCGATGCCAAAATGCTGGACCCTTGCGGAGGCCTTGCTGAAGGCCTGCCGCACCGCATGCATGCACGGCCCCGCCGGGACCGGCAAAACGTACGCGGCCCAACGCATCGGCCTCCCGGCCGGTGCCCCCGAGCCCATCACGGTGACGCTGACGAGCGACACCAGCGCCGCCGACCTCATGGGCTATTACATAGCCACGCCGGAAGGCTTTAGGTGGAACGACGGCCCCGCCCTCCGGGCTTGGAGGTCCGGTTGCCGCTTAGTGATTAACGAGGCCGACAAGGCGAACGGCGACGCCGAGAGCGCCCTGCACACCATCGCGGACGAGAGCGGCTCCGCCGTCTACATCACCGCCGCAGGCGAAACCGTCCGGCCCGCGCCCGGCTTTCATGCCGTGGCCACCACGAACGCCAACCCGGACGAGGCCTTCAAGAGCGAAGGCGTCGCCGACCGCTTCAGCGTCCGCGTCCAAATCGACCAGCCGCACCCGGCCGCGCTCGCGGCCTTGCCCGAGGACCTGCGCAAGGCGGCCGCCGCCACGTGGAACGGCTCGCCGAAAATCACGATGCGCCAGTGGCGAGCGTTCGCCGAACTCCGCGCCGTGATGACGACGGACACCGCCGCCGAGCTGGTGTTTGGCGACCGCGCCAGCGCCGTCCTCGACAGCCTCACCATCGCCAACGCCTGACCCAGCCATGACCACGACAAACGCCCCCCAGACCCGCGCCGCCGACCCGCGCCCAGTTCCTGGAGCCATCGACGGCCTTCCTTGGGTCGTCACCGAAGGCGCCCCTATCGGCCACATCGACGGGACGACCGACCTCGACGGCCGACGCATGCGCGTCCTACACCGCAGCGCCCACGCCGCCCGATGGGTCGCCCAACACGAACTCGGCCACGCCCGATGGACGCCCCGTGCGTCCGACCCGCGCAAAGTGGCCAAGGCCAACGCGCCCGCCACCGAGCAGGACGTCCAGATTATCGAAGACTGCCGCGTTTTGTCCCTGCTGCGCGACGCAGGGTTGGCGCAAATCCCGCGCCACTCAGCCGCCGAGATCGAGGCCAACGCGGTCCAATGGTTCGAACGGGCTTGCAACACGGAGACGGAGCGCCCCGGCCCGGCCGCGCTGCTGGCCCCGTATGCCATGCACGCATTGCAGAGCCTCGCCGTACCGACCGTTGGCTTGCCATCACTCGACCTGACGCCGTGTGGCAACGAGGTTAAGCTGCTGCGCCACCACCTGACGCGCTTGACGATTGCGGCCGCCGAGGCCGCAGGCCGAGACGCCGACGCCGACGTTGACGCCCTGCACAGCGTGCTCAACCACGCCCACGAGATCGCCACCGACGCCGCCGCCATGCTGCGGCCCAAGCGTCGCCCGCCATCCGGCCGCGTCCGCCTGCCATTTAAGAACGTCGGCCCAGCGGCCGCTTACTTCCGCAAGCGCCTGACGGACGCTCAGGACATACCCCCGGGCAGCCGGTTCGGCTGTGGCCGATCCCGAGGCAACCGCCAGAGCGTGACATGGGGCAAACTGGTAGCGCTGCCCGCGCTCCCGATGACGGAGCACGCAGCCGCCACGGCCGCCCAACGGCGGACGCTCGCCGTCCCGGCCGGGTCGCGCCTAGGCCAGATCCGCCGCAGCCTGACGGACGGCCGATGCTACCGCCGCAACGTGCAGCGCCTAGCCAAGGGAGGCACAGTCCTAATCGACACATCAGGCAGCATGCACCTTGAGCCGGAGCAAGTGCACGCCGTCCTCGCAGCCCTCCCGGCCGCCACCGTAGCAATCTACAGCGGCACCGCCGACCGAGGCGCCGTATCGGTCATCGCCAAGGGCGGAAAGTGTGCCAGCGCTGCCGCCATCAAACGCCGCATCGCTGACGTAGGCGGCGGCAATATCGTCGACGGCCCCGCGCTGCGCTGGCTCGCAGCTCAGGCAGAGCCCCGCCTGTGGGTGTGTGACGGCGACGTCACGGGCTGTGGTGACGCCAGAGCCGCCCACTTAAACGACGAGGCCGGAGCGCTGGTATTCCGGGCGGACATCGTCCGCCTTGACTCCATGTCGGCCCTACGCGCCCACATCAGCAAGGAGGCAGCCCGATGAACCGCGCCCTTGATTGGGCCATCGGAGCCGCCGTGGCACTGGCCTTGATTGCGTATGCGTTGATCCTGACGATCAGCGGCCAGAGCAGCAGGCACAACCCGCCGCCAGAGGGCGAGGACGACAAGACGCCCAAACCCTGACCGGGCCCCACCGACACAACGAGCCCGCCGGGACCACCCCCGGCGGGCTTTTCGTGCCTCCACCGGCAAAGAACAGGGCAGGGGAGTAGCCACCGGCCCGCAAAGGGCACCACTCCACCGTTCCTGGAGTCATCCCAACCCCGCCGTGGACCGGTTGACCCCTCGATTTCGCCCACGCACGCCCCCGACCCCGGCAAAGACCGCCCAAAATATCGCCTTGCGGCCCCTTCGGGGCCGCTTTCGGGTCGAAAATCGACACCCACGACCACCCAACAGGGCAGGGGAGTGGTGGACTGGTAGCGATTTGCCCCTGGTTTTACAAATTCGCCCTCGCTTCGCTCGGGGGGATAACAGCGCTCCCAGAGTCGCAGTAGGCTCCGGAGATTCCTCGCTGCGCTGCGGGGGAATAGACACCGTTCGCAGACTCACAGGGGGGGGGAGGGGGTCGCTCCCCCTACGGGGTCGCTCCGATTGTCCGGTCAACTCGACTCTTTAATTTTTTTACAAACGCTTCCTGTAACTGAATGGTATTCAGGGACGGGGCAGAAGGGTGAAAAGTTACACCAGAACAGAAGATTTTTTAAAAAAGTTCTATTATGGGCCCGCCTGTCTGGGATTGACAGGGTATGGGGAATAGTCCCCAGATGGGGGTATGACAGAAGGCTTGAAGGTGAAGAAGGACTTGGCGCGGTCGTTGGTGGCTGCGGCTGAGAATCGGCGTAGCCTTGAGGCGAGGGACCCGGAGCGGGCGGCTAGGTTGTTGGAGATGATGGCGGAGGGCAGGAGCTGGAAGAGCATTGTGCGGGAGGAGGGGTGTGATTGGTACACGCTGGTGGGGCTGAGGGCCCGTCACAAGTCGTTGTTGGATAAGCGGAAGGAGATTGTGGCACAGGATGCGATGGAGCTGATTGAGGGGGCTAGGTTGCTTCAGCAGGAGAAGATGAGGATGCTGGCAGAGGACGATAGTATGTTGGCCCGCACCAACTTACGTGATTTGGCGATGAGCTATGGCATCTATGCGGACAAGTTCTTTATGGCGACGGAGGGGAACAGGGTGACGGTGGAGCACAAGAGTAGTGCCCCTAGCTTGGAGGATGCGATGAAGGCGATTGAGGAGGCGAAGGCCAAGCTGAAGGAGAGCAGCATTGAGGTGGTGACGAAACCGGCGGAGGGCGTATGAGGGTGTCTTGGCTTCCCAGCAACAGGCCCAGCTTTGGTATGTGGCTGACCAAGGCGATAGTTACGTCGTCTTGGACGGATGTGTCTACGGGCAAGCGCCATTACGGCCAGTATTCCTTTACTGAGGGCGGCTACTGGTCCTTTACCCTAGGCTTCTGGCGGTGGAAGCTGGAGATACGCCAAGCAAAGTAGGCTTTCCTTTAATTCCATTTTCCGGAATTAAAGAAAACCAAGCTTTCCTTTAACAATGGCCCTAGTCTGGGAACCGCACGAAGTGCTGAAGCCGCCCTCCAACGAGGAGTTGGCGGCAATGAAACCGGAGGATGTCCTCAAGCTGCACGAGGTCTACCATTCGGCCATTGCAAACAGCAAGCGGGACCCGTACAGGTATGGCTGGAAGCTGCCTCATTGGAAGGATGCGGAGGAGTTGTTGACGGTGCATTCCGAGCTGCTGGTGAGTGGGGGCAATCGGAGCGGGAAGACGAGCTGGGCGGCGCACGCCGTGGTGAAGGCGGCGGTGGAGAACCCGGGGTCGGTCATAATGTGCTTTGCCCAGAATGCGGATGTGTCCATCCGGCAGCAGCAGAGTGCGGTGTATGACGCCCTGCCCGAGGAGTTTAAGACTAAGGTCTTGGGCACGGAGGAGAACGTGTCCTACACCCGTAAGAACGGGTTCTCCAAGAGCAGCCTCATCCTGCCCGGTAGCAAGAGCTCGATCATCTTCAAAACCTATGCCCAATTCCTTAACAACGACACAATCCTTGAGGGTGCTGAGCTTGGTAGCCGGAGTCCTAGCTGGCTTAACATTGGGGCTTGGTGTGACGAATATCTCGTCGGGCCGGAGCTCCTTGGCACTCTTCGTTTTCGCCTCGCTACTCGCAACAGCAAGCTGGTCGTTACTTTCACACCTATCGACGGATACACAGAGGTCGTCCGAGACTATGTGCAAGGGGCGGAGACGTTCCAGACTAAGCCAGCCGAGCTTCTCGGTGGGCGGAGCGTCCCATACCTACAGCGCTCAAGGAACCGGGATGCTGGCATCATCTACTTCCACAGTAGGGACAACCCCTTTGGTGGTTACGACCGTATCGCCAAGGACCTTGCGAACAGGCCGGAAGCGGAAATCCTCACCCGCGCCTACGGCATAGCTACGAAGTCGCTGTCCACCCGCTTTCCCAACTTTAGCCGGGAAGTGAACGTGGTGGAGCACAAGTCGATCAACCTGAAGGGTACGACCAAGTATCTCATCCTAGACCCTGCTGGCCGGAAGAACTGGTTTATGGCGTGGGTGGCGGTGGATGAGTCGGATACGTGGTGGGTGTACAGGGAGTGGCCCGACATCAATGTGGGCGACTGGGCCAAGTGGCAGGGAGGTAAGTGGGTAGGCGGCGAAGGGTCGAAGGGCCTTGGTTACGGGATACGTGACTACGTTGACCTCATCACCGGGATGGAGGCCGAGACGGGGGATGTCATCTTTGAGCGGCTGATTGACCCTCGCCTTGGTGCAGCCAGATATCAGACGCAAACCGGCGTATCGTCCGTTATGGCGGACCTTGAGGATGCTGGGCTGGTGTTTATGCCTGCCCCGGGGCTGGACATTGAGGAGGGGTTGCAGGCCATCCAGACCAAGCTGGCCTACAACCGGAAGGCCCCGATGGACGCCCTCAACCGCCCGCATCTGTACATCTCAGACCGCTGCGAGAACATCATCCAAGCCTTTCAGGAGTACACGGCGGAAGGCGGGTTGGATGAGGCGTGGAAGGACCCGATTGACGTTCTCCGCTACGCCGCCGTGGCCGACATTCGTTACATAGCCCCCGGTCAGATGACCACTACCAGACCTAAAAATGCCTACTACTGACATTCCATTCGCCAGCTTGGCCGACGAGCTGGGCATTACCCGCTTTCAGCTAGCGAAGATCAGGGACGAGAAGCTGTCCGAGAACGATTGGAAGCTGGTTGGTGGGCGGCAATACTTCACGGAGGAGGGTGCCGACAAGGTGCGCCTTGCCGTGGCCGTGCCCTTGGCTGTGCCCAAGCGCGTGGTGATGCGGGCCCTGAAGGCTGCCCCCAACCCGCATTGGCTGTATTGCATCCCTGAGAAGGGCTTGGGCGACAAGGTGTTGGTGGCCGTCAAACCGAGCTGGTGTGATAGGCTGGTGGGCAAGCTAATCAACGTAGATGTCATCGAAGACGCCAATGGCGGCAAAACCTACCGGCACGAAGCCCTCGGAGGAAAGTGACCTGTCACTTTGCCCTGAGTGGCAGGCTGAGCAGGTGGATCGCCTGCTCGGCTTTGAAATCCTGACGCGAGCGTTGTCAGCCTGCTACCAGCCCGTCTCTCCTGAGCGGCTGGGCGACAAGCTTGGGGTGGGCAAGGGTTTCTCAAATCGCATCATCGTAGACATTAAGCGCAGGTATTCCTATGGAAAATGACACTCAAGAGGCCTTGACGTATGTAAGCGCCAAGCCCGACGTGCTTGCGCTCAAGAATGCCTACGACCGCACGGTGAACGATTTGGCGTGGTATCTGTCGTCCACCCGCGACAGCTATGACTACCGACGCAACATCTGGCCGAACAAGGCAAAAGACCTGCGGAAGTGGGGCCCGGACGCCTTCCCATTTGAAGGAGCCTCGGACACGGAGGTGCCGCTCATTGACCAGTTTATCAACACTTACGTTGCGCTGTGTATGTCGGCGCTGTCGCGGGCAAACATCCGAGCCTACCCGGTAGAGTTGGGCGACCTCCAGCGGGCCCGTGTCACCTCGGCCTTCCTGAAGTGGATGGTGGCGGCGTACATCCCTGACTTTAAGCGTCAGATGGAGCTGGGTGCCAACTACCTCTTTGAACGTGGCATTATGGTGAGCTACGTGGGGTGGCAGAAGGAGGACCGCACGTTCCGTCAGCGGGTGGAGCTGGCGCAGATTGCTCAGGCCAGCCCCGACTTGGCCAGCCTCATCATTGATGGCAAGGCCGACGACCAGATTGCCATCCTGCTCACCCAGCAGTTCAAGGGCGTGACGGAGAAGCAGGCCAAGGTGGCGGTGAAGGAGCTGCGGAAGACGGGCACGACGGAACTGTCCGTGGTGCGCCAGTCGGTGAATGGCCCCTTGGTGACGGCCCTAGCCCCTGACGGGGACGTGTTCTTCCCGGCCTACACCACCGACTACCAGAAGGCGCCGTATTGCTTCCTGCGCGTCCTGATGTCGGCCCAGCAGCTTGAGAACAAGGTGGCGACGGAGGGCTGGGACTCCGACTGGGTGGACAACGTGCTGGCCCAGCAGCCCGTCTCCATCGACCTCACCGACCCCCGTACCAACACGGAGACCAATCGCTCGGCCCAGCAGATGACCAACGAGCTGTACGAGGTCATCTACGCCTATCAGCGGATGGTGAAGCGGGAGGATGGCTCGCAGGGCATCTACTGCACGGTGTTCAACCAGAAGTGGACGGGCCGGGATGGCGAGCCCAAGTATGCCAAGTTTGAGCTCCTGAACGGCTACGACGACTACCCCTTCGTCGTCACCAAGCTGTTTGAGGACAACAAGCGCCTGTACGAGCTGGCGACGGTGCCAGAGATGCTGCGTGGCCTGCAATGGGCCATCAAGGGCGAGCGGGACAGCCGTTCCGACCGCAACAGTATGGCGACCATCCCGCCCCTGCTCTACCCCGTGACGGGTCAGCCGCCCACGGACTACGGCCCGGCGGCCCGCATCCCCTACCGGAGGATGGGTGAGATTCAGTTTGGGCCTACGCCCCCGTACAACCCGGGCAGCGTGGAGCTGGAACAGACGATGCTCCAGCAGGCGAACACGATGATGGGCTTGGATCACGAGAATCCGATGTCCCGCATCCGTCAGCAGCACTTCGTGGACAAGTTTTTGCACCACGTTCGGGATGTCATCCGGCTGGCCTTCAAGTGCTACCAGCGTTTTGGCCCCGAACAGGTGTTCTTCCGCGTCACGGGCGTGTCCGATCCCCAGCGCTTCAGCCGTGGCGACCCGAATGAGAACTTCGACATCGTGGTCAACTACGATGTGCTGGCTGCCGACCCCGAAAACCTCGAAACCCAGCTCAATCAGTTTGTGAGCTTGGTCCAATTTGACCGGAATGGCCGCATCAATATGGACCGGATGCTGGAAGTGATGGCCTCAGCCGTCAATCCGGTGCTGGCCGATGCCGTTCTCCAGCCTGCCGAGGAGGCCCAGCAGCAGATCGTCAAGCAAGTGACTGACGACCTGTCTAAGATTTACGCTGGCATCGAGGTGGGGGCCCGTCCGAATGGCGCTCAGGTGGCGATGCAAACCATCCAGCAGTATTTGCAGCAGCCGGACGTTGGTCAACGCTTCCAGCAGGACAAGCCGTTCCAAGACCGGCTCAACAAGTACATGCAGCAGTACCAATTCCAGATGCAGCAGATGCAGAACGCCCAGATTGGGCGGATTGGTACGGCTCCCGCCCAGATGGGCGAGGTGAGCACGCAGGGCCTTAGCGCCTGAGCGCTTCCCAGCGTTCCTTAGCGACCTTGTAGTTGGACCGCTCCAGTATGTCGTTCAGGGTGCAGATGCGCCCAGCGATCTGCTGGAGCATTTCCGTGGGCCGGTCTTCAAGGTTGGCGATCCAATGCTCGCGGGCGGCGTGCAGGGAGTCCAAAAACTCAAGGAAGTGCTCGTTGTTCTGAAGGATTTCTAGGGACTTAGGGCTCATAAAGGTATGCCCAAGCGGGGCTCCAACCCGCATCTTCGCCACACCCCCGATTGGCCATTCTCCGGCTGTTGGAGCCGGAAATCCGGTAGGCCGCTAGCGTCCTAGCAGGCGAAATGCTATGCCTTGCACCATTGGGCGCCTCCTACGAGGCAGGCGCAAAATGGCGGAGGATGACCAATTATGTCAAGCACGGAAAAGCTATGCTAGCATCCGCCCCATCGCAGTCGCCAAGGCGCAAAGATGGCGGATGAAATATGTCAGAAGTCGTAACGTCCGACGCGGGGGACGCTAAACCTGCCGTGGAAACCAACAAGCCAATGACGGATAAGGACTTCCTGTCCTCCCGCATTGCCAAGCTTACGGGCAAGCAGCCCCCTGCTGCCGCCCAAGAGCCTGAATCGGTTCCTCCGAAGGAGCCCGAAGCCAAGGAGACCCCCTCACAGGAGGGCGAACCCAAGGCCGAGGCCGCTCCCCAGAAGGAAGTTCTTTCAAAGGAAATTGAGGACCTCACGGATGAGGAGATCGCCGAGCTTGCCCAGAAGGGCAAGAGCGGGTTGCTCAAGCGGATTGCTGAGCTCACGGCCAAGCGCAAGCTAGCCGAGGAGAAGGCAGCCGCGCTGGAGTCTGCCATTGTGCAGGCACGGCAGCAGCTCCCTGACGCCAAGGTTGAGGACAACCCCT